GGATAATTTCAATCTTGATTTGCCTGAACCTGATAATGAGGAATAAGCAAGTTTTTCCTCCTGTTAAGCAAGGAAAAAAAACAAGTTGTAAAACACTGAATATCAAAGTGAAGATATAAATAAGCAAGTTTTAAAGTAAAATAAGCAATGAAAAAACGAATGAAAATGTTTGATAGTTTTAAAAATAGTCGTACATTTGCACCATACTTCGCCAAAGTATGTTTTAGTTCTATTTCAGTATTAGCATTTTTTAATGTCAATACTGCAACAGCTAATGTTGCAAATATTATAGGCTATCATAACCCTGCGGTTTGCTATACTGAAAAGAATAGTAAATGTACTTTGGCGAGTAAAGGGGGCGATAGCCTTTCCTATTTTATTACTAATAAATATTTTCATTCGCAAATGCCAAAGTACGATGAAAATGTTAATGCAATGAATAATAGTAATTGCATAGACACGCCTTGCAGTGCGAAAACTGCCCACACTTCACTTTTAGAAATCCTACCGAAAGTAGAACATATCGGAATGGATTTGGAGGGTAAAATCTACAATCTTACCCAAACGAAAAATCACCTATTAGACCTTTTTAATGAGGTAATGGACAAGTTGCCTGAAAGTAGGGTAAAGGATAGCCTATACTCTATTTTGTGGCAAATACAGACTATTGACGACTGCATCGCAGGCTGTCTAACCGCTGACGACTTCACGAATTTGGATAACTTCATTTTCTTCTCAAAGGAATTACTAACATCTAAAATTATTTAATTATGTACGAAATAACAAATACTAATTATCAACCTATGCAAGAGTTGATTAAAATCACTGAACAAAATGGCAAACGTGCTGTATCTGCAAGAGAGTTGCATACATTTTTAGAAGTTGAAACGAGATTTGATATTTGGTGTAGCCGTATGTTTGATTATGGTTTTGCCGAAAACATTGATTATCAACATTTGTACAAAAATGTACAATTGCCAAATGGTGCTATAAGGAAAGTTTTAGACGACTACGCCCTCACTCTTGATTGCGCCAAAGAAATTTCAATGTTGCAACGTTCTGAAAAGGGCAAAATGGCACGGCAGTATTTTATTGAGTGCGAAAAGCAGTTAAGAGCAAAAGAACAAGCACACCAACAAATTCCTCAATCATTTTCAGAAGCATTGCGATTAGCAGCTGAACAAGCCGAGAAGATAGAAGCCCAACAAAAGCAACTGCAAGCGCAAGCGCCTAAGGTATTATTTGCCGATGCTGTCAGTGCCTCAAAAACATCTATACTGATAGGCGAACTTGCTAAAATCATCAAGCAAAATGGAGTGGAAATGGGGCAAAATAGGCTGTTTGAGTGGTTACGCTCTAACGGCTACCTTATCACACGACAAGGCACTGACTACAATATGCCTACACAAAAAGCAATGGAATTAGGATTGTTTGAAATCAAAGAAACAAGTATCACCCATTCAGACGGGCATATTACAGTGAATAAAACACCAAAAGTAACTGGCAAAGGGCAAACCTATTTTATTAATAAATTCCTTAACACAAAATAAGAAACGTTGTAGTTTTATCCATTGTGTACCCCGATAGGCAAGCACTCACGTTCGAGCCGTGAGCGGGGGCAAAGATTAAAAATATAAAGTAAATGAATATTTATGATAAAAAGAAAAGAACTATAAAGTTCAGAGGTAAAACTCCACAAGGGAAATGGGTATACGGATATTATCTCATACGAGAAGAAGAAAGTCCAGTTATTGAGACGTCAATACCTTATACAATTCATTACATTGTAGATTATGCTGACTTCAACGGATTGAATGAAAATGAAATATTACCTGAAACGTTAGGACAATTTTCTGGAGTATACACCATAGGAAACAAAGAAATCTACGAGGGTGATATTATCAAATTCTGTAATAAAATATGGGAAGTTGTGTGTGATTATGAAGATGCCCATTTATTCTATTTAAGAACTATTGGAGACCCTTACATAGCAGAGAATATGAGTAAATTTACAAGGGGAGAAGTAATCGGAAACATTCACGACAACCCTGAATTATTCAAACAATAATTAACAACCCGATTTGAAAGGAGATTGAGCGCGCGGCAATCTTTATCAAATCTCTAATTTCAAATCAAAATGAATGAGTATCAGAAATTTTTGCAACAGAAGCAACGGGCAAAGGAGCATAAAGGTTTTACCCCGCTACCGATGAACCCTAAACTATTCCCTTTTCAGCAGCATATTGTTGCCAAAAACATTCTCAAAGGCAAACACGCTGTATTTGCTGATTGCGGACTTGGGAAGACAGTAATGGAACTTGAAACAGCGAGTCAAATCGTAAGACACACCAATAAGCCTGTACTTATCATTGCTCCTTTGGTAGTGGTAGCACAAACCAAAAGAGAAGCGGAAAAGTTCGGTTTTGACCTCGATAAGGTAACCATTACCAATTTTGAGAATTTGCACAACATCAACCCACAAGAGTATGCAGGGCTGATCGTCGATGAAAGTTCGATAATTAAAAACTTTGAGGGGCAAATTAAAAAACAACTATTTGAGTATTTCCACAATACCCCTTACAAGTTTGCTTTTACAGCTACCCCTTCGCCAAACGACCCTATGGAGTTGGCTAATCACTCGGAGTTTTTAGGCTATCAAAGTAGGTTAGGAATGCTCGCTACTTACTTTATCAATGATCAAGATCACACAAGCAAATGGCGATTGAAAGGACACGCGGTAGAAAAGTTTTACCAGTTCGTATCGAGTTGGGCGGTAATGCTAACCAATCCTGCTGATATAGGTTACCCAATGCAAGGGTATGATTTATCAGAGGTGATTTACAAGGAACACCAAATCATCACACAAAACGATTTCAGCAATGGTTTATTATTCCCCGATATGGCTGTATCAGCTGCTGACTTCAATAAAGAATTGAGGCGTACAAAAGATCAGCGAATAGCCAAGGCAATAGAGATAGCTAATGCTGATAATGAGCCTCATATCGTATGGGTAAAACTCAATGATGAAAGCAAGGAGGTTACAGCGGGTATTCGTGGAGCGGTAGAAGTGTCAGGGAAAGACGAACCAGAGGATAAGGCGCAAAAGCTGTTAGACTTTGTTGATGGCAAATACAGAGTTTTGGTTACCAAACCGCAAATAGCAAAGTACGGACTAAATTTTCAGCACTGCCTGCACCAAACTTTTATGAGCCCAGACTTCTCCTTTGAAGGATTTTACCAAGCGGTAAGACGATCACATCGTTTTGGAAAGAAAGGTGATGTAACAGTGAATATCATCACCACTGACACAATGCAGAATGTTATGAGTTCTATAAGAGAAAAGGAAACACAATTCAAACAAATGCAAGAATTAATGATTAAAAACCAAGAAATATGCAAACACCTACATTCAGAGCCATACACGGCGATTGCGTAGAGGAGGTAGCTAAACTCCCTACTGATAGTATAGATTTCTCAATATTTAGCCCCCCATTTGCCGAATTATACGTTTATTCAGATGATATTCGTGATATGGGTAACTGCCAAGATTATGAAGAGTTTTTTGTACACTTTCAATTCCTTGTGAAAGAGTTAGCAAGGGTAGTGAAAAGCGGGCGATTGGTAGCAGTACATTGTATGGATTTACCTGCAATGAAAGGTAAGGACGGATATATAGGGCTCAAAGACTTTTCGGGTATGCTCATTCAATCATTCCAAAAAGAGGGATTTATTTACCACGATAGAATAACAATTTGGAAGAGCCCAGTAGTGGAAGTAACTCGTACCAAGTCTATCGGATTGCTTCATAAAACAATCTTAAAAGACAGCAGTATGTCACGCACTGGGATACCCGATTACATCTTAGTATTTCGCAATGCAGGTGATAATCTTGTGCCAATCACACACCAAGATACTGATGAGAAACAAGAGAATTACCTCCCCGTAAGTTTATGGCAAAAGTACGCCGAGCCAGTATGGTATGATATAAACTACTCCGACACCTTGCAATACACCAGCGCACGTGATGAGAAGGACGAAAAGCATATTTGTCCGTTACAATTGGAGACGATCAGGCGTTGTTTGCATTTATGGAGTAATGAGGGAGAAACAGTATTAAGTCCATTTGGAGGTATAGGCAGTGAGGGACACGAGAGTTTGAGGCTAAAACGCAACTTTATAGGGATAGAGTTAAAGCCTTCTTATTACAACCAAATGCAAAGAAACTTACAACGAATGATTGACGATCTTAATCAAACAACGTTATTTTAAATACATCATTCATTTGTCTCCCCTTGTATTTGGCGAGCGTTATTATTTGGCGTGCCATTGTCCAGAGAGCAAGTTAAGGGCAAGGGGAGTTTTTTAAACAATAAATATGTAACTATGAAAGATACATTTATTCTAAAGACTAAATACGGAAGCGTGGTCAATAAATTGTCCGACAAGCAGGCGGGCGTTCTTTTCAAAATGTTATTCGAATATGTGGAGAACGGGGCAAACGCAGGCTCAACAGATGAGAAAGTTGAAATGGCTTTTGAGTTTATCAAATTAGATTTAGATGCGTTTTCAGAGAGTTATCAAAAGAAATTAGCGGTTAATAAAGAGAATGGAAAAAAAGGAGGTAATCCGAATTTTGTGAAGGGGAAATCTAATCCTTATTATGAGAAAAAAGATAACCCAAACATAACCGAAGATAACCCAACATTACCAAACATAACCGAAGATAACCCTAATGATAATGATAATGATTATAATATAAACAAACAAACAAACACGCGCACGCACGAGGAAAAATCAAAAGCCGAAAACTCAACCTTAAAAGCCTATGAAGATTTTAAAGGAGATGCTATCGCGCTGGCGGGCTGGTTGTCGAAACGTTGGAATGATGCTAAAAGACATTACAACATTGGGGCAATAGGTAACGTTGCGATATTGGGTAATGCAAGAATGAACCTTATCGAGGTTGCTAAAAATTACACGCAAGGAGAAATCGAATTAGCGATTAAAGGCGTATTCATTCAAAAACAGATTTATCCACAATTCACCCTATCGCCTGATAAAATGTTAGAACCAGATCATTTTAGCACATTTTATAACGCTGGACTTACAAACACCCAACTCTACAACAAAGAGCCTCAAAAAGGACAGAAAAGTAGCAAAAACGGGGTAACGCGTAATATTGGCGACTTGTAAATTTAACTAACAACTAAAAACCGACAAAATGATTAAAAACACAATGGATGTAGATGTAGCCTTGCGACGACTGCAATACCTCGCTAATCGCAAAGGAACGCCTGATGATAAAACAGCATTTAACGCCGTACTAAAATTCATCAAAACATCACAAGAACAACAAACGGATAAGTACCCGTTGTTATCGCGTTTATTTTGCTTTGTATTCCTAAATCGTTATCTATTCGCTAAAGAGATTGACGAAAAAGCCACTGCCAGTAGCATATTGGCACACGTACACGAAATCGTTAATAAACCGCTTGAATGGTGGATAGACGATATAGCCGAAACGACAAAAATGTTGCGATACGAAACAGCATACAAAGACTATGAAAAAGCACTACGTGAGGCAAAAAGAGTAGCGGAAGCCAATAAAACACATGCAGAAGACAGTGAAACTCTCAAAGATAAGTACAAATCTGAAGATGTTTTGAAAATTGCAAGAGAAAAAAGCGAAATAGCAAAGAAAAAAATGGCTGATTGTGTTGCTGTTTTGCAAAAGGAATACAAAAAAGAGGAAATCGAATACTTTATCAAGTCAGAAATCACTAAATTATCGCTATTATGTCGTTAAAAATACAAGAAATAGAAGAAGGAGTTGAAATATCTCCCTTTGATGATTTGTGGTTTGCTCGCGAGTACGAAAGAGCATTCGTATCTTTAGATAAACCAATAAAACCACCTGAGATTATCATTAGCATAGGAGAGCACCAAGATTATAACAATTACGTACCCACACCAGTAATGACAGCAGGAAGTTTTAGTGTAATAGCTGCACCCAGCAAGAGTAAAAAAACACTATTCAAAACGCAACTATGCGCTACCTATATCGGAGGGAATGCCTTATATCGATTTCCCTTATTATGCTCTCATCGAAAAAATGATGATTATATCTTAGATTTTGACACGGAGCAATCAGAATATTACGCTCAGCGGACATTTAGAGGCGTTCCTAAAGTGGTAGGAACAAATTATCCTAACTATCTAACTTTTAAAATACTACAATTATCAGTAGAAGAACGAGTAGCGTTTATTGATAAAGTGTTAGAACGTTTCAGAGGAAAGGTGAAATTAGTATTTATCGACGGGGTTGCCGACCTAATGAACGATGTAAATAACCTCGAATGGAGTAACCAAATTGTACAGAAACTCATCAAGTGGACAGATGAATATAAGATACATATTTGCACAATCATTCACGTTGCTTACGGTGTTACCAAAGCCACTGGACACTTAGGGAGTGCTGTTACTAAGAAAGCAGAAACAGTCTTTTTGCTAAAACTCGATGAAAACAATAAGGATATTGTAGAGGTTGTGCCGCAATACACTCGTGGTTATCCCTTTGAAGCATTTAAATTTATGGTTGATAGCAACGATTTTACAATATATCCTTATGATGAATTTACTGGTACAATGGCAAAACCAATAACAATGCCTCAATCAAGCCCTCCGAGAGAACCTACACAAGAGCGAAATACTAATACTATTCCTACAGCTTCACCCGCTGAAGCCTTTGCAAAAACACCCCCTAACGATGGAGTGCCTTTTTAATCGTAAACAAAAACACTAAAAAAAATGAACAAAAGTAATAACAATAAATTTATAACAGAACTCCGCGTACGAGGATTGCAAATCAGCGAACAAGAAGCACGCGAACTAATGAATGTCGCTATAGACCAGCATCGCAAAGAATGCGTAATGCCCGTTCTCAAACGCGAGAAAATAGCACACTATGCAATCCTTGCCCTATCGTACGCTGATAGCCTCAATGAATTAATGTACGGAATTGAAGATGAGAAGTTTAAAAGAGATTTTAAACTTGCTTTTCGCAGGTTAAAACGATACAGCGGAGAGGCTGTTGATCAGTTCAAAAAAACAATGAAAGACGACAAAGTGCTAATTGATGCCTTTGAGTCGTATTCTAACGACTTATCGGAAATGATATATCAGCACTTAGATGTTATTAACGAAAAGTATTCAGAGCAATGAAAAAACAATCATCACAAGAACGAGAAGCAGTAGAATTATTCGAGTATGCTGCACGTAACCTCATCAAGGAATTTTGCCACAAGCAAGACCTACAATTTGAATTTGACAATTACGATGTAGGGATAGGTATTATATGTTTATCAGACTATTTTTTCAATATCGAGGATATATACTACGATATGAAGCACAATAAGCCGAAGGGAAAGATATTGCAATGGTACGATTATGTACTAACGAGGGAGTCCAACATCAATTACCGCTCCTTCTGTATGGGAATGAGAGAAGAATTAATAACTAAAAAGAAGTGATATAATGAATACTTTACATTTAACCTTAAAAAAGAAATGGTTTGATATGATACTATCAGGCGTAAAGACAGAAGAGTATCGAGAAATCAAGCCTTATTGGGCAAATCGGTTTTATTCAAAGAAGTACCATTACATCTGTTTTCGTAATGGATATGCCCACAATGCTCCTCAATTCACTATCGAATTGAAAAGCATAACCCCTAGTACTGGAAAACGCGAATGGGGAGCAGAAGAAGGTAAAACCTACTTTGTACTAAGTTTAGGCAAAATTATTAACAGTAAAAATATCAACAAATGAGAACAATCAAAGATTTAACCGTAAAAGTAACCTACACTGTAGGTTTAGGAGATGTAGAAGTCTCCGATGAAGTATTTGAACAATTAGATAAAATGGCAGACTATGGATTTTCTGTTGAAGATTGTGAAAGTAGCAAGTATCCAGAAGCGTTTGATTGGCTTGCTTACAACATAAGAGAAGATGATGCTATGGATTGGGCATACGAAGTAGAAATTGACTAATAACATTAAAATCACAAAGAAAATGAGAACAATTCAAGAACTTGTCCCACTCATTCATCAGTGGGCAAAAGAAAGAAAAATCTATGAAGAGCTAACCCCCTTTGATGAACTCCTCAAAACCCACGAGGAGGTTGGCGAACTTATCAAGGCGTGTTATGACAACGACAAACCAGCCATCCAAGACGCTATTGGCGATGTGATAATAACTCTCATTAACTATTGTTATATGATAGATGGAGATTCGCTATCTTTTTTTGGCAAGTACAAAAAGACAATTTGGGATGAGTATGCAAAAGTAATACCTACATCACTTACACTCAATGAAACTTTATCAGAATTAATGAGAAGTGCTTGTATTTATAAAATAAGAATAAGTGATAGTATAAGATTTCGTATATCGTTGATTTTTGATTGTTTGTACCCTTTGGCTGACTTGTATAACACCACCCTTGAGGAGTGCCTAAACATCGCCTACAACGAAATCAAAAACAGAAAAGGAAAAATTATTAATGGTAAATTTATCAAAGATGAATAATAAATTGAATTACCACAATTGGCTTGTACCTTTGGATATAGCCAAAGAACTTAAAGCAATAGGTTTTAACAAAAAGACTATGTTTTATTTTTTCTCAGGTGATACTACATTTAAATGTAGCATCTCTGAAGACATACCTTTGGATTACATTCTTCCTATTGAAGATATTGAATTAGACAATTATAATAGGAAAGGTTTTTACGCTTCAATTCCTGTATGGGAACAAGTATTTGAGTGGTTCAGAGAGAAAGGGTATGATAGTTATATTGGATTAGAAAGTCATTCTTATATTGATGAAGGTAATTACTATTATTTTGAAATTACAAAGTCTAATCTATATAATATATCTCAATTAGATTGGAAGGGTGATTTTGATGATTACAATGAAGCTCGTGAAGCACTTGTAAAAGCCCTTATACGAACTTATAAACAAGAGCAGCCTATAATGGACGAAAACGAGTAACTCACCAAGGCAAAGGGTATAACACTACCTTTTGCCTTTTTTTCTTTAAAAATAACAATCTTGTAACTAACTAATAAATACACACTTACAAACTTTTGTTATATTTTAAACAAAATAAAATAAAAAAGTAAGTGAAATACTTGCGTAATTAAAATAGTTACAGTATCTTTGCAGTGTAAAATTAAAACAAGAACAATTATTAACATTAAAACCCAAAGAAAAATGAAAGATTTTGTAAAAACAATTAACAGTTCAGATGTATTAAACTACAAAATAAAAGAATTAGAGAGTATATACAAAGAACTATTACCTTCTAATTACCAACTGATAAATGTTCAAGGCTCTATTACAAATGGACTTTCTTTATATGTAAAGATAATTAAAGATGGTAAAGATAAACCCTTTGTAATTAGAATTAGCGACCATAGAAATGGAGCAAGTATGTTTGGAATAGAAGATTACACCTTGCAGTATCAAATGAATGGTACTAATGACCATTTTAACAATGTAAATGATATGCTTGTTTTTTACGGCGATATGAGCAGAAAAGAAGCTCGAAGAATATTTCTTGAATATAGTATTAAAGAATACAGAGATAAAGGTTATTCAGATGAAAGTATTCAAATATCAGGACTTTTAAAGCAACTAAAAGAATTAAAATAACAAAAAAAGCCCCTAATGTAATGTTAGGGGCTTCACTTTGTAAAATTAAAACAAGTCTAACGATTTAAAAACAACCCTTAGAAATGAGGGGCAAAAATACAAATAATATGCAAAAAATAAAACGTTTTGAATTAAAAATGCCAAAATTCTTATTGGCAGTCGAGCCAAAGAGAATGCCCAATGGCTTTCACTTTATTTATTCGCCTCATTACTTATCATTGATATTGGTAATTAGAGAGCGCACTCAACAAGTAGCTCTTAATGATGAGTTAGTGCATAAGCCTCATAAGTTATATATATGTAATGAATATGAGCAGTTCAAACTCATAATAATTCAGAATAACGTAAAGATAACAGGAGGGGAATTAGCCCCTGAAATAACCGAAGCACAATTCTTAGATGAAGCGTGGCAATGGTACAATACTAATATGATAATACAAGAATAATATGACACCACACGACAAAGTAATATACATCATTCAGCAATTAGAGCTATCTGATAGCAAGGTAGCAAGAGCAATTCAGAAGAGTACATCAGCCGCAACACACAAGCGAATGAGGCTCAGAGATAACAAGTTTACTGAGGAAGATTTTCAACGAATACGCGATTTCTACCTCGAAAAACTCAGAGACATAGAAAAGTTATAAATATAACAAAATAATTTTCAAACAAAGACGGGCAAAACGCTCGTCTTTTTGCGTTTTATAAAGTGTGATAGTCAGGCGATTGCCATTTTGCAATGTTAAAACGCAACGTTAATAGTAACGTTGCAAAATATTGATATACAAAAAGTTACAACAAAAAATATTAGGAATTATTTAAATCATTCCGTACCTTTGCACCGTTAAACTAAGAAATACAAAAAATGGAATTATCAATACCTACACAACAAGGAATTACTACAAATAAAACCATTACAAGCCTTGAACTTGTAGAGCAAATCAACCTTTTTAGAAAAGAAGAAGGTAAGGATACATCTTTAAGACACGACACTCTTTTAAACATCATAAGAGACGAGTTTGAGGAAGAAATAGGTCTCCAAAAAATATTGGAGACCCAATATACACACCCTCAAAACAAACAAAAATACCCTATGTTTGAACTCACTATCGCACAAGGAAAGCAAGTCTTATTAAGAGAAAGCAAATTTGTACGTAGGCACGTAGTAGCTTGGTTAGAACGCTTTGAGGAAGCTAATAAGCCAATGACAGCAGGCGAAATATTAATGGCTCAAGCACAAGGAATGATAGCATTAGAGAAAGCACAACAACTACAAGCGCAACAAATAGCCTTGCAAAATGAACGCCTTACCAAAATAGAAGCTAAAATCACCACTAAAAATGAAGATTATTTTACCATTTCAGGGTATAGTAATATAATAGGCAAAAAAGTACCCTTACAAACAGCTATTGCGTTAGGAAGAAAGGCTGCTAAAATATGCGTACAAAGAGATATACCAATGGGTAATGAATACGATGCAAAATATGGATTTGTGAAAAGTTATCCTACTGAAGTATTAAAAGAAGTATTTGCAAATAACTAACAAATGAAACACCAAGAGAGTACACTCCAAACCGCCTGCGTTCGTTGGTTTAGATACCAATACCCACACTTCATTATTTACGCCGTTCCTAATGGTGGCAGTCGTAACGTTCGTGAAGCACAACGCCTCAAAGCAGAGGGCGTATTGGCGGGAGTTGCTGACTTGGTAGTACTCCTCCCCCAAGGTAAAAGCATTTATATCGAGATGAAAGTAAAAGGAAATCGCCAAACAGACAATCAAAAAGACTTTCAGAAGAAAGCCGTCGCACTGGGACATACATACGTTGTATGCTACACCTTTGAGGAATTTCAAAAAGTGATAGAAGATTTCATTAGCATACACGATTATTTTGCCCCAAAGATTGAGGGCTTTAAAAGAAGAATATAATGTATAACCCCTAATAAAAAATACTATGATATTAAAAGAAATACATCAATCTGTAGAAACCATAACTGGACAGCCATTAAGTAGCATTGAGAACAAAAAGCTATTTTGTGGATTAGCAAGGAAACACGACACAACCGTCCCTCAATGCCAAATAGCCGAATATCTACAAGTACCATTGTCTAATATATCCTATTATCTCAAACAACATACGATATTGAGTAAAAATGTAGGATATAATTACATCTTCAAAAAAATAGAAAGCGACCTTATTCAGCGTTGCAAACAGTCATAATTTATTCTTTTTTCAATTGGTTTTGCTACCGCCCCTAATGTTATAATTAGAGGCGGTAGATTTTTTATATAATTTCCATTACTACACAAAAAAATTATTCATCAACATCTTTTGTATCCTCCTGCTGAAACCGCTCTTTTAGCTGCATACTATCCGCCTCCTTACGTACGAGATACTCAATAAGATTCGCTTGCGACATTCCTTTTTTATCCGATAATTCTTTAAGGAGCGTTAGAAACGTTTCTGATGCTCTAATCTGAAAAACTTTATCTTTTACACGTGCCATATACAATTATTTATAATTAACAGTGCAAAGATATAAAGTAATACCTAACAAATTACTAATGTAATTACATTTAACAAAACTTTAACACAAAATATTTGCACGTAATTATAAATGTAATTACCTTTGCACCATCAAAATGATAGAACAAGTAATAACATTAAACACATTAATAGTATGAAAGCATTAGAATTAAAAGACCTCAAAGCAGGTAACATTTACAAAAGAGTAGAAGAAGATGATACATTAATATATGTACAAGTTCTTTCTGAAGGTGATTTAGCAACTTGTAACTATGTGTATATACTTTTAGATTTTGATAGATCTAAAATATGTATATCAGAAATAAGAAAAAGTTGCTACTTAACAGTTGCGCAAGGGTATAAAAGTACATTTATACCTTGTACTCAAAAAGAGTTCAAAGCAGTTCTAAAAATGATAAAAAACAGTCTAACATTTTAAACAGTACGAATATGAAAGTTACAAGTCAATCTTACGAAAAATCAAACAAAATAGAGACAGTTAAATACAGTCGTTTATCAAAAACAGAATATAAAGCACTATTAAACGCTTCTGATATATTCTTAGAAAGACAGCAAGCAGGGCAAAGACTATTAAACTACCTTTGCAACAAATATGGTATTTCACAAATACCATTACACGTATTAGACCAGCCGCAAAAAGGTAATGGCAAATGTAAAACATTAGGTTTTTATAGAATGCTGCCAGCCTTTCAAAAAGGGCAAAGCATTACCATATACAACCTAACAGCCGTTAAAAAGAAAGTAGTATCAATTAAAGTGTTTATTGATACCTTACTACACGAGTTCATACACCACTACGACACTGAATATTTAAAAATTGAAAGCGCACACACAGCAGGTTTTTACAAAAGAATATCAGACCTAAAAAATAAACTATCACAATAAACACCTCAAAGACCTAAGCAAGTCTTTAAACTGCTTTTAAACTCAATTTAATAACTTAAATCAATATAAAAATGAAAGCATTAAACAAACAACAAGAGGTACAAGTATATTACGAATGGTGCTATAATAATTATGAAGTACGCACCGAGTTAGAACTCAAAGGGCGTGGTATAAAAAAATCAGAATATACAGAAGGAGTTTATTTTGTAACACCAAAAGCACTTGAAAAACTTGAAGAAAAATACACTTGTGCTCGTTACGATGTTCATTCGTTAAACAACTAATCGCAACGCCCTGAGCAAGGCGCAAAAAGGCTCAATATCTTAGTAATAAACTTAACACCTATATCAAAATGAAAAATACCGACAAAAAGAACGTTTTTACCCTCGCTTGGCAGTTTGCACGCCAAACTGGTCTATCATTCAGCGAATGCCTAAAAAATGAGCACCCAGATAGTACGCTTTTATTTTCAAAAAGTAGACGGCTCAACACGTGAAGCGTGGGGTACATTACGCCCTGATTTGCTACCCCAAAACGAGCACTCTCAACGCAAAAGCAATAATACTGTACAAGTATATTTCGACACCGAATGCCACGAGTATCGCTGTTTTAAGAAGTTCAACCTTGTAAGTATCGCATAAAATCACTATATTTGCAACAAATAACATTACTCTAAAAAATTACTAACTTTTTACTAAATCGCAAAAGCGTTATATAGCAACAATCGCCGTACCTTTGCCCTACCAGCGGGGTAGAGCAGTAGGCTAGCTTGCGTGTTTAACTTGCACGAGGTCGCTGGTTCGAGTCCAGCCCCCGCAACTAATAAAATATCACAATATGAAAGTATTAACATTACAAATCAAACGCCCTTATTTAGAAGATATTCTATCAGGGGCAAAAACAAAAGAGTATCGTGAAATTCGTCCAAAGAATGCCGATAAGTATGTTATCCAAAATCCAGAGGCAGAAGATGAAGACCAATGGCTTCAACCAGTAAATTATGATGCTATTAGGTTTTTCAATGGTTATGCAAGCAACCGACCTGAAGTACTTATCGAAATTACCAACTCTGAAATTGAACTATCTATCGATGAAAATGGTGAAGAAATCACCTACGAAGAAGATGGTCAAGAGTACATCGAAGCCCAAATGGTTTATACATTAGGCAAGGTGATAAGTAAGAAAAATATTTAATAATCCTTTAAAACATTCAGCTGAGTTAGAAAGACACAAATCCAAAAACAAATCAACAGAACATCGGGTATTAGTAGAGTAGCCCGATATGGTAGAAATCAAAAAGGTCAAGCGTTGTCAGTACAACAACGTAGGCGAAACGTATATGCTGCTGTTAGAAAACAAGCAGGACTTTCAGCGGGTTAATATATGAATATCTACCAACACACACAGCAAGTAATAGACACGGTTAAGGCTAAAACTAACCGTGTTTTGCTATTTTATTCCTGCGGCAAGGATAGTATTGCATTACTACACTGGTGCGCCCAAAACTTCGATGAAGTAGTATGCGTATTTATGTACTTTGTAAAAGACCTTGAACATATCAATAAATTCATAAACTTCTCAAAAAAGCAATACCCTAACATCTCATTTATACAGAGACCTCATTACGCCCTTACTTATATCAATAAATCAGGGTTATTCTGTACCCCTCAAAATACACGTATACTCAAACTATCAGATATTATACAATCAGTACGCCTTGAAACACAAATTGAGTACGTATTCTTAGGAATGAAACAGTCCGATAGTATGAATAGGCGTATAATGTTACGACAATACGAAATGCAAGCTATTTCACCTACAAAACTCGTGTATCCTTTTTCTCTATGGAAAGACAAAGATGTATTGCGATACATCAGTAATAACCGATTACCCAAACCTATACAATACAGCAATAAAAAAAGCAACGGAATAACCTTTGACCTTGATGTATATCTATATCTACGCGAGCATTACCCTAATGACTTGCAGAAAATATTAGATGTTTACCCATTATCTGAAAAAATACTATTTGATTATGACCAAAAAAACAAAAACACCAAAGGAACTATATAAACAAAGTGAAACGATCACCATACAACGTTCACAAATAAACTTTGCTCCTTTCAATCCTAAAAGGCATACAGACGAGCAAATAGCACAAATGCGTAAAAACATCAAAAATGTAGGATTTTTAGGTGGTATTATTTGGAATGAACAAACCTCAAACCTCGTAGATGGGCACAAAAGAGTAATGTCCCTTGATATTATCCACAAGTACGATGGTACACCCGAAACTGACTACACAATCAAAGTAGAAAAAGTGTCTTTTGACCTTAAAACAGAAAAGGAACAAAATATATTTCAAACACGCTCGCGTACCGAACTTGACGAGGAACTAATGAGATCACTCATTCCTGATATTGACTATCTCAATGCGGGGCTTGATGATTATGACCTCAATCTATATGCGGTCGATTATTCTTCCTTTGAAGTACCCGACCTATCACAAGCTATAGAAGATACATACGCTCCCATAAAGCAAGAAAAAGACATTGAACAAGAAATATCCAATGAAGAGAAAAAACAACAAGTCAAAGAAGCAAAAGAAGCTATCAAACAACAAGCTATTGAAAAAGCCCAAAATTTAGATGCTTACGTAACGCTTTCCTTTGATAACTGGAAAAACAAAGAAGCCTTTATGCTCCGTATGGGGTTTGACCCTGAATTTAAAATGATAAAAGGGGAAACACTATCGGCAAAGGTAGAACGCATAGACTAATAACATTTAATAACATTTGATATGAAACCACGTAAGAAGATAGATAATGAAAAATATACTGATGAGGAACTAAAACAAGCTCTTATCAAAGCCAACGGACAACCTACTAAGGCAGCCGAAATACTTGGTGTTACCTATCCATCTGTATATGGGCGCATTCGTAAAAACCCTGAATTGGAAATTGTCCAAAAAGCCTATCGAGCACGTACATTTAATGATGTATCTAACTTAGTGTCTGCCATTGCTATTATAGGTGTTATCCGTGAACCCCTCACTGATGAAGAAGGTACGGTAATACCTAACCAATTCCGTGAAGTAGTAGTAGACCAAAAAACACGAATGACCGCAATGCAAACAGTACTATCCACTTTCAAAACCGATGATGGTATAAAAGAGGAAGTATCCGTACAAGGTTCTATTGACATCGCTCAATGGCTCAAAAGCAACAGTAAAAGTAATGATTAAAATACAACCAGTATATAATCCTTTATACCTGAATAAAGATAAGTTCATCATTATACTCTCAGGAGGTCGAGGCAGCGGAAAATCTTACAACGCCTCTACCTTTCTTGAACGCTTATCTTTTGAAGCAGGGCATAAGATACTATTCAGCCGTTATACGATGGTATCCGCTCATAGTTCTATCATTCCAGAGTTTGAGGAAAAAATACAAGCTGAGGGAACACAAGCGTATTTTGATATTACCAAAACAGCAATTAAAAACACCTTTTCAGGCTCTGAAATACTATTTAAGGGTATTAAAACCTCATCAGGTAACCAAACTGCTAACCTTAAATCATTACACGGTATTACCACATTCGTAGGTGATGAAATGGAGGAATGGTTATCAGAAGATGACTATGAGAAACTAATACTATCAATCCGTCAAAAAGGCAAGCAATTGCGGGTTATACTCATTCTGAACCCCTCCAATGCCGAGCATTTCATTTATAAGAAGTACATTGAAAAAACGCATAAAATAGTAAATATTGACGGTGTAGAGGTGCAAATATCCACCCATCCCGATGTATTGCATATTCATACTACCTACTTTGATAATAAAGAAAACCTCAATGAGCAGTTTTTTAAACAGATTGATGAAATCAAAACCCAAAGCCTCGCACAAGCTACTGATGAGCAAGGAAATTTCTCTCAATCTATGTTCAACAAAACCAAATACGCACAAAAGATTATAGGTCGCTGGGCTGATGTATCCGAAGGGGTAATATTCACCGATTGGGAGATTGGAGAGTTCGACACCTCATTACCTTATGGATACGGACAAGATTACGGATTTAGCATTGACCCTGATACACTCATCAAAGTAGCCGTGGATAATCGTAGCAAAATCATCTACATTGATGAAAAATACTATAACAACAAGCAATTATCCTCTGATGGGCTTTACCAACTTAATAGCACTTTGATAGACCGATCCGATGACCTTATTGTTGCCGATAGTGCCGAACCCCGCCTGATTGCAGACCTAAGAGACAAAGGACTAAATATTGAGCCTTGCGAAAAGGGAGCAGGAAGCGTATCGGCAGGCATTACTACTATGCTCAATTATAAGTTAGTGGTAACTCCTCACAGCTTCAACGTAATGAAAGAGTTAAAAAATTACGCTTGGAACGATAAAAAAGCAGGTATCCCCATAGATAACCACAACCACGCTATAGATGCTATCCGTTACATCACAATGAAGCTACTAAGTGGAACAAATAACAACCTATATCAACTCGCCTCAATGATTTAAAAAAATATAGCAATATGAACGAACAATCTATTACACAAGAAGAATTTAAAACAAACGCTACAACTGTAGATATTGAGCCTTACAAACGCCAGTACGATGTAAAAAAGCACGATATATTCCAAAACAAACACAAATATCCTGACCAGTCTATTTTGATACCAATCACAGATGAAGAGGGTAATCCTATGTTAGATGCTAACGGAAAGGAACGTTTTAGAAAAAGTTATCGTGCGCTCAATCGTGTAGGATTACCTTATCAAAAACGTATTGTAGATATTGCTACAATGTTCCAAACCGCTATTCCCTACAAGTACACCGCTGAAGATAGTCCACTATTTACTGCCTTTCAGTCAGTTATCAAGGCTAATAAAATGAACTTTTCAGACAGCAAAATATGTACAGAGGTAAAACGTTATACGCAAGTAGCTGAATTGTGGTATTTAGAAGAGCAACCTAATGAAAAATATGGCGTAAAATCCGACTTTTTGTTGTACCACAAAATACTATCCCCTGAAAAATATAACCTATACCCACGCTTTGATGATAATGATAACCTCATATCATTTGGAATTGAAAGCACAAGTAAGGACGGTAAAAAAAATATATTCCAAGCCTTCACCACTGAATTTATATATACTTTCACTACTGAAAACGGACAAACTACTACCGAAGTGAAAGAAAATATCATCGGTAAAATACCAGTAGTATTGTACCAGCAAGATAAACCCGAATGGGATGCCGTACAGCACCTTATTGAGATTGCCGAAGTACAACGTACCTACTTCTCTGAAAGTAACAGAAAATTTGGTGAACCTATTCTAATGATAGCAGGCAAAGTCGAGGGGAAAATGTCAGGTAACAACACGGGCGGTAAAGTCTTTGAAGTAAAAGATGGTGGAAACGTGCAATTTGTCGTACCTCCTAATGCTAATGAGAGTTTCGACAAAGAAATGAGTATGAACCGCCGTGATATACACGAGTTCTCACACACCCCCGACCTTTCCGATGAGTTCTACGCAGGTAAAGGCAATATGCTCTCAGGAGTAGGGCGCAAACTGGCTTGGTTACCCGCACACCTCAAAGTAAAAGACAATGAGGCTATATTCATACCTGCATTACAAAGGCGTATCAATATCATTTTGGCTTTCCTTTCAAAGATGTATTTACCCTTTGAAAAGGAAATGAAAGATATAGATATTACCCCTATCATTACCCCATTTGATATTGATGATGATACCGAAATGATACGTACCCTTACAGAAGCCAATGGTGGCAAGCCTCTTATATCACAGCGTGAAGCAATGCAGCGTTTTGGTATCACCGACCCTGAAGCCCAATTACAGCAAATCAAAGACGAGGAAAATAGCAACCTCAATGAAGCAAGTATCTAATGAACTATGATGATCAACATAGGAAGCACCTAATGGCATACCTACAACAGATAGAACGATTGTTTTATCAGCTTGTAGGTACAGCCGTCTTTATAGCCCTTAAAACCGATTATAAAGAACTCGTCACAAGTACATTATTTGCTTTTGCAAACACAAAGAAAGGTAAATCTTTTGAAAAGGAATTAGCTAATTTCAGCAACCAATTAGACCAAATTATAAAGCAAGGTATCGCCAAAGAATGGGCATTTGCAAACAGCAAACAGGATAAGCTACTAAGAGAAGGACTAACCAAATATAAAAACCTTGAAGCCCTCGAAACATTCAAAACACGTAAGATTAAAGATTTTACCGTTTCCGACCGTGTATGGGACATTGCTAAAAAAGCACAAACAGAATTAGAACTCGCCTTATCTGTTTCCTTGGAGGAGGGTAAAAGCGCGGTACAGTTAAGCCGTGAGATACGCAACCTATTGAACAATCCTACCGCCCTATTTCATAGAGTTAGGGACAAATATGGTAACCTTGTACTAAGTAAGAACGCCCAAAACTATCACCCTGGGCAAGGAGTGTATAGAAGTGCCTACAAAAACGCTTTGCGACTTGCAAGTAATGAGATTAATGTAGCCTATAAGTCCGCTGATTGGTTACGGATACAGCAAAACCCTGATGTAGTAGGCTTTGAAGTACGCCTATCCCCACAGCACAAAGTCTATGATATGTGCGATGAACTCAAAGGCAAATACCCCAAAACATTCCACTTTCACGGCTGGCACGTAGGCTGTAAATGCCATATAGTAAGCATTCTCAAAACACCCGATGAACTCATCAAGGAATTAAAAGCTGATGAAGAATTACCACCCGAAAGTTCGTCTAATTACATAAGTGATGTACCAAGTAATTATAAGCAATGGGTAACAGATAACAAAGATAGGTTCAAGAATTGGAAAACAAAGCCATATTTTATTGAGGCTAATAAAGGTGTTATAGCGCCAACAATGAATGATGATATTATTCTAAAGAGCAGATATAATAACATTACATTTTCAGAAAAATATAAAGGTAAGAGAGGCGGAATTGTAGAAGTGTTTAATAATGGTAAACAGAGAAAACAAGAGTACAATAAAAATCTAAATGCACTAAAAATACTCGCTGATACGGGAGAAAGATATAGAATGCTTCCTATTATAGAAGATGGAATAAAAACCCAGATGCATTTAACCTAAAAACTAAAAAATATACTGATATAAAAATTGCAGAAAGCACTAATGCTAAAAATATCATTCAAAGCGCAATGAAAGAAGCAAGTAAACAAAAAGCAAGTGAAGTTATAATACATCTACCTATAAAGCCTGATAGTTATAAACAAATGTATAGGTCGTTAAGAAGTAAACTCAATGAAGGACATTATCAATCATTAGAAATTTTAACAGTTATATACCCTAATAATCAAGTAAAAATATACAACCTTAACAGAATAAGAGAGTATATAAAAAAGACACCTCAAATATAATTGCGCATTATATTTTAGGTGCTGGGGGTGCGGTCTATAGTGGCACGAAGCCACGTACCTCACCTTGTAAAGTTCATAAATACCCTTTACAACACCGCAAAGATACAACAATATTTTTAAATGGCAAAAAAATATGAAAATAAATAACATCGACATACAAACCACTTACCGCACTTACTTGTTAGATAGCAATTACAAAGACCTTCTTTGCTTTCCCCCTCTCAAAAAATTATCTTCCAACGATTGGGCTGAGTACTATGGCAAAGAGTACGACACCGATAGTCCTAAACTCGATACAATTCAGATCACTTTATCATTTTTTAGTGAAGCGAACCAGAACGAACCATTCATCAACTTTCTTACGGCTCAAACTTACAATACATTCCACTTTGAAGAACTCAATAAAACATTTCAACTTCGATTAGTATCAGTAAAAAAAGCCAAAAAAGAACAAACATACATCAGCTACGATATTACTTTTGCTTCCGATTTTCCTTTGGAAGGCTATACATATACCGCCCCCAATGCTACACTACCCACTTCAGGCTTCACTATAGACGGCATAGATGTATCCAAATACGGCATTTATCTACTCGAAGAAAACCAAAATACAATCCTAAAAGATTACGAGGTAAAAGAACACCTCACTATCAATAGTACAGCCATTAGCGGGGTGCAATATGCGCAACACACAAACCAATTTAAAGAGCGCACCCTCGAACTACATTGCTACATTTCTCAACCCATTAGCAACTTTTGGCAACTATACGAAGCCTTGTTATACAATCTCACCAAACAAGGCGAACGAGTGATAAAATACACTACATTCCAACCTCAAAATGCTATCTACCAAAAAGCAAGTGTTAAGAACGTTTTTCTTATTCAAAGCACCCTAAAAGTAGAATTTACCATCACTTTTGTACTTACCTAACATCACTTCAAATATTTACTAAATAATTACTAAAACACTATACCAGTGCAAAGAGAAGTCCACCTTACCTTTGCACTGTATTATTTATGCACCAATGAAACTCAATTTTAACGCTACATATATAGACATTCTCCCCACTGATGAGAGTTATCGTTACCGCTCTATAATGGGCGAGCATACTCTTACCTTATTTTTCTCACTATCCACCTATACCGACATTCCAACTGGTGCGTGGTGCGAGTTTGCTAATGAGCGTTATACTCTTAACCAACCTGCTAAAATCGTAAAACATAACACTCGAAATTTTGAATACACCCTCACTATGGACAGCGAGGGCGCAAACCTCAAAAACTACAAATTTCGCAACCCCAACGATAAAACCCTAAAATTCCCTTTCACCGCCTCACCTCGCTACCACGTGCAAATCCTTGTCGATTGCCTCAATATGATAGATAGCGGGTGGCAAGTAGGTAATTGTATAGAAGCCTCTGAAAAACTTGTTTCTTACAATCATAACAACTGCCTCGAAGCATTGGAAATGATAGCCAAAGCCTTTGAAACCGAATACGAAATCATAGGTAAAACCATTCATTTGCATAAGGTAGAGTACTTTAAAAACAATCCTCTACCACTTCAATATGGCAAGGGAAAAGGCTTTAAGACCGGTGTAAGTCGCACTACCGAACAAAGTCGTGTTACTCGCTTATATGCACAAGGAGGCGACCGTAATATTGATCGTTCCAAGTATGGCAATAAAGAATTGTTACTACCTAAATCACAAGAATACACATACGAAGGGGTAACATTCGTTTCAGATGACAAAGGGCTATCGATAACAATCAAGAACGCCAAAAATAACGGATTTATAAATGAGCAAAGCCTCGACCTCTCACACATATACCCCAAACGCAAAGGTACTGTATCAGGTTTTTTTGCAGTAGATATAGATAAACACTTCTACGATATATTTGACGATTCCATACCACAAGCCCTCGATTTCAATGCAATGCAAATCAAAGGCGAAAAAATGCTCATCTACTTTGAAAGCGGTATGCTGTCTGGTAGAGAGTTTGAAGTGTCCAACTATAACCACGCCGAAAAACGATTCCAACTTGTTCCTAAAGAAGAAGACGGTGTTACTATGCCCAACGATATATTCCGCCCCAATATAGGCGACGAATATTCTGTTTACAATATGCAAATGCCTAACGCCTACATCAGCGACAACGCTACAAAATCAGGTGCAAGCTGGGAGATGATGAAAGAAGCGTGTAAATACTTATACGAAAATAGAGCAGACTTATTTACATTCACTGGAGACTTAGATGGTATATACGCCAAAAAACACTGGGCAAATATAGGAGGTCGCCTCAAAATGGGTGCATATATCAATTTTTCCGATACCGAATTTCAGCGCACCCCCGTTCCTATTCGCATTGTAGGGCTAAAAGAGTATGTAAATAACCCCTACAGCCCACAAATAGAGCTATCTAACAAAGTACAAGGGCATTCTTTTGCTTCTGAAATGCGCAAACTCCAAAACCAAGAAGTATATTTTGGAGAACTCAACAAGCGCACACAATCACTAACCAAAAGAAGCTGGCGAGATGCCCAAGAAACCATCAAGCAAATAGAAGCGGCATTCCCTGAATATACTAAGAGTATTATTCCTGCCACTGTACAAACGATGATGGCTCTTATTGGTAATAAATCAACCCAGTTTGATTTTGTTGTATCTAAAACAAACCCTATAAAAGCACCTCATACACTCTATTTCGATAAAAATAGTAAACAAATCAATGCAGGCAGTGGATGGCTTAAACATTTTACTCTTGGCACTACCGATATAAACCCTAATCGTGACGCTAATAGCTATAAATATTGGTATATCCCCACTTTCGTATCAGGGCGTTTGGACGATAAAGCCAAAACCTACTACCTCTATATCAAAGCCTCCAAAACCACCGAAACGGGCGAGTTTATCCTATCCGAAAACAAAATAGATATAGAGCAAGAAGCAGGCTTTTATCATTTCCTATATGCCACCGTTAATTCTGAATACGAAGGTGATCGTGGTATCTCAAAACTTAATGGCTTTACTGAAATCACTGGTGGGCAAATCAAAACCGATAAGATAACATCAGGAAATGGAGAGCAGTATATACATCTCTTTGACGACCATATAGAAATCAAAGCCAATCTCAAAATAACAGATGGCAACAAAACAGAAATAAAGCAACTTGTAAGCCCTGATTTGCTTTCATTGGAGAATAGATTGAAGTCAAGCATTAAAAATATTCAGATTGGTGGACGTAACCTAATCACTGATAGTAAGAACGAGCGTTATAAAGAGTATAAAGGTACGGTAGAAGATTATATCTATTATGGTATAGTAGGAGGTACTTTGGAAAAGAATACAACTTATACATTGTCTTTGGAATACAAAAGTGAAAATTTAAGGAATGTAGAAATGTTTTTTATAAATGAAGGCGTTTCTCAAGTTCACGTTAAAAATATTCCAAATACTAATGGCGAATGGAAAAGAGAGACACTTACATTCACTACTGACGCCAATTTAAGTCCAAAAGGCTCTATACGTATTGATAACAATGGAAGTGATACGGGTAATGTAACCTCTAAACTTTGGACACGAAATGTTAAACTTGAAAAAGGAAACATCGCAACAGACTGGTCTCCCGCCCCTGAGGATTTAGAAAACCAAATATTAACAGCTAAAACTGCTACCGAAGCATACGCACGAGCACAAGCAGAACTCACCAAAACACAAGCTATAGCAGCAGCAGACGGCAAAATTACAGAAGCAGAACAAAGACAAATACAACAACTCCAATTGAAACTCCAAGAAGCTAAAAACTTTGCACAGCAAAAGGTTAATGAGTTACAAGTAGGAGGACGTAACTATATATTAAAGTCAAATGATTTTATCACCAGTGAATATAAATTTCTTAATATATCTCCCTCATTTAGGAATGAGGTTGTAAAAAGTGACAGCATTACATTATCTGTTGATATAATGTTTAACAATCTCATAGGAGGAAAACGTTTAGGGATTGAGTTTTTTATAAAATATACAGACGATACTTTTCAATATTTTAATGTATGGAGGTGGATAAATACTAGTGATATAGGCAATTCATTTTCTGAAAGAATAGTTAATATTATTCAAAACGAGCACAAAGGGAAGAAAATAAAAGAAATATCACCGTTAGGATTACACATACAATGTTCAGCTGAAAGCATTAAAATTTCTAATCCAAAATTAGAAATAGGCAACAAAGCCACCGATTGGACTCCTGCGCCTGAGGATGTATGGGATACAATGGTAGATTTAGGTATCATCGATAAAAACGCAATGAACCTCACCGAAGCTGAAAAAGCAAATGTTAAGTTTATCAATGGTATGTTTAGCAAAGGTGCTGATTATACCAATGGTACAGAAGTAGTAAAAAATACAATCACTACTGGAGCTTTAACTGTTGGTAATACATTAGGAGGTAACGCAGGTATTAATGGTGCTGGACTTGATGGTAAATCTATTCGTTTCTTTGCTGGTGCTAACTATAGAGACAAAGAAAGTGCCCCTTTTAGAGTTCAAGATGATGGGAGTATATATGCTTCAAAAGGTCAAATAGGTAGATTCAAAATAGAAAGTGCTGAAAATACATCTCTTATAGCTAACGGATTACAAATAAAATCACAAGGTATCATAAACGCTTACGGAAAAGGAATTGACCGTAATACATCAGTTATAATAAATGACCCCAGTCAATTAAATGAACCGGTAGGAAATCGACCCGTTATTAATGTATTTTCAAGTGGATTTAATAATTTATCTCATTCATCAATGGAAATTATTAGTAGAGGCGGTAGATATAATAAGGCTCTTATATTAGATGCAAGCATAACGAGCTCTTCATCATATAATGCAATAGCATTAGATGTTGTTTCAGGATATATAAAAACATCTGAAAAAACAGCCTTTATAATGAAAGGGAAAGCTATGTTTGAAGAAACATACATAGGGGCTTCTTATAGTGACATCATAACATCAAGCATAGGTTTTTGTCATACTTATGTATTCAATAGTGTTTCAAGTGATAATGTTTTTCTTTCTAATCGTTGGGAAATTGAAAGTTTAATAGGAAAAAGTAATATAACCTTTGAACTGCAAATTATGGCTACTTTTAATATTTCAAGAAACATTATAATAAGAGGTAGAACTGGAGGAAGATTACTTGATAATAGTGGCAATCCGTATAGCGGAGCAGATGGAGTTTTATCATTAGGAAGGGGAAATACACTAATACTTCGTTATGTAGATGGACATTATTACATAATGAGCCATAGAGAATAAATAACAACTTAATATAACAAACATTATGCAAATCATTCAAAAAACAACCCGAATTACTGCACAAGAAATTGTGCAAGGAGTAACTGTTATGTACTCCTATGAATTTGAAAATGAAACCAATCCTATTGCCGTAGCATTTTCAGCAACTCGCCAGCAAGATGGTGGTTATCCCTATTTGCAAGGTACTGTTACCCCCAACGACTTCAATGTCCAAAACTCAAACTTCCAACCCTCAGACATTGAACTATACAAACAAATTCAAGAAAATTGTACCGCTATCATCAACGGTACAGAAAAAACAGACAAACAAAAAAAATAAGCAGTGAAAAAGCTACTTGTTTTAACATAAAGTAATTAATATGAATAATTTTAAACGAAACTTAATAGGTAAGGACAAATTGCTGCATTCAAAGGTAGGCAATTGTATGTTGGTGCTATTTTTTGCACTGTTTTTTAAATTTTGGAGTGTGGGAACTGCTTTCGTTTTAGCGTTAGCCGCTGTATTATTGGCGGGGCTTGCAAAAGAGTTATATGACAAGTACATCAAACGCACGTTTATTGACTGGTGGGACATTGTAGCGAGCCTTACGCCTTACCCTATTGTGAAACGTATAAACAGAAATACTAATGGATAAGTTTATGAAATGGCTACTCAAAGCCAAGATAAGGATAGCGATATGGGCAACGCCTTTGGTTTTACTCTTTTATTTTGATGATAAGATACATCTAAGAGATAGGGTGTTTTATTTTTTTGTGGTATTTTTTAAGAGCGTACCGTTATTGCTATTGTATGCCTACTTCTCATCGGATAAGGAGCAGAATGCTATTTTTTACGCGGGTATATCGGTAGTGCTAATGCTTGATATGATAGCTGGTGCTTGGTATCACTTTAAGAAGGGAGATTTTGATTTTGTAGAACTTCTTAAAGGCACGATTTTTAAAATGGCAATCATAGCAATAGCCTTTATATCTCTATCAATACTGAATATACCTTTGAGCAGGACAGATGTAGGTAGGGCGTTTGAAATTACAATACAGATGATTTCATTATTATACCCAGTGAAAGATATAGCGAAAAATCTTTTTGTACTTTCAAATGGTAAATTTCCTCCTGAGTTCTTTATGAAAGCACTCTATAACTACGAGAAGAGTGGAAAACTAAGAGAATTTTACGAAAAAGTAAATAATGGGATTACTCCTAACGAATTAGATAACAATAAAACAGAGGAACAACAATGACACCGAAAGATTTTGTAAAAAAGTATAAGTCTTTTGCTTTGGAAAGCGAAAAGAAAACGGGTATATCTCACCTTTTCATCTTGGCGCAAGCGGCATTAGAGAGCGGTTGGGGTGAACGTGCAGAAGGTTATAATTTCTTTGGCATCAAAGCTAAAGCAACCACGCCTCTGCCTAATAAGCAACTATGGGTTACTAAAGAGGAGTTGGCAGTTCCCAACTCTAATAAATTCCCTGAAGTGTTGAGTATTACCAAGCTTTCTAACGGTAAGTATCTCTACAGAGTAAAAGATTGGTTTATGAAATACATCACACCCGAAGAAGGGTTTACCGACCACGCGCAATTCTTTTTCAGAAACAAGCGATATGCTAAAGCGTTGCTTGTGAAAGCTGACCCTTACAAGTTTGCCGAAGAAGTAGCAAAAGCAGGGTATGCTACCGCTACTAACTATGCAGATAGTTTAAAGAAAATTATCAAAATGTTAGAGAGTTATGAATAGAATAATCATTGCATTATTAGCATTTCTTACCTTGATAGGATGTAGGACACGCAAAGAGGTAACTAACACCGAGCAAAAGCAAGTCCAAAAAGAGCGTATTATAAAGTACAAGGATAGTACGGCTATTTTTCAGCACAACGCTCAAACCTTGCAACTCGATACACACGCCTCACAAGAGTACGAGGTAACAGTAGAGAGCGATAAGGATAGTGTGGGTAATAGCAAAGAATTAGTATATTATCGCATTCGTGACGGCGATAATGAGATGATAAGGGTAAGTGGTGGAAAGGTGAAGATTACGACTAAAAACAGCCTATCTAATAGCCAAATAGTGGCGAATACTACCCTTGATAATATAACTAAGGCTAACACTTATTTTATAGCACAAAGGCACTCGGAAACGGCTTTTTCTCATAAAACAAAAAATGTAAAAAGTTCCTATTTATACCTTATAGCTATTATCGTAGTACTATTGTTAGTCTTTTACTTTATACGAAACAAACTTAAACGCTTTTTGAAGTGAATATATTCTTAGTTTAACACCGAAAACGCCTCTTTATAGGGGCGTTTTTGTATTACTAAATAATTACTAACTTTTTCCTAAATCGCAAATATACAATCTACAACGCCCCTCCGTACCTTTGCAAAAACAAAAAATATTGTACATCTATGGTAGATAAATTTTTACAATCACTCAAAACCAAGTATGCGCACTTGGGGTTGGAAGAATCAGTTTTAAAAGCTATAGCCACCCGATTGGTTACAGCGGTTAAAGGAGAAAACGAAATCGAAAACGCCGTCCAAGGAGTTGAGGAAGAAGTTAAGCTATTGCAATCAGTAGCCGACAAAGGGCGAACCAGTCTTACAAAAGCTGAAGAGGCTCGCAAGAAATTAGAGAAAGAACTCGAAGAAATGAGGGCTAAATCTAATCCAAACCCTCAAAACCCACCTACTCCATCCACAGAGCCTAAACCTGATGAAATGCCAGAGTGGGCAAAGGGTCTTTTTGAATCTTTAAAAAAACAAAATGAAACTATTGCGGCATTCCAAGCTGAAAAGCAGCAGCAAAGTGCTAAAGAACGTTTCCTAAACCAACTCAAAACGCAGGGGGTATCAGAAACATTCTACAAACACCACTTAGGGCGTACTTTCAAAGACGATGCCGAAATGGAGGCTTTTGTAAATGAACTTAAAGCCGATGAGCAAGCGTTTTTGCAAACGCAAGCAAATGCAGGGCTTTATTCACACTCAAGACCTATTGTAGGAGGTGGATTGAAAGAAAATGAACCTTCCGCAGAAGTACAAGCATTATTTAAAAAACAATGAAACAGATAATTAAACAAACCGCAGGTAGGCAAATAGTTGTTTTTGACCAAGTATTAGCCACCCTCCCAGCTGGGGTACATATTAACGCTACTGAAGCTAAAAAACGCTTTACAGATGGCGTAGTACCCGCAGGTACGCTCCTTGTCCCTCATACTGACGGGACTTACAAGCCAGTGAATGAAACTTTTTCAGACACCAACATTGCTACAGCCGTAGGACTTACAGCTGAAGACATTGCTATTGACGATTTTCCTATGGTAGCTGTAGTTTTATCGGGTACTGCCCGCACTGAGGCTTTGCCTGATAAAGAAAAAGCAGGTGTAGGATTTATGAAAAAAGTCCTTACCCGTATCACTTTTTATTAATCTTTAAAACAACAAACAAATGGCAAATACAATTAATGCTGTAAACATCGTGCCCGAATTTCGTGAAGCTGATTTGCAATTCGTGGTAAATAACAATCCGTTAGGCGACTTGCAGTATCGTAATTATTTCCCTTTGAAGTTCAACACAACCTTAGATTGGGCTTCTATTGAGAAAAATACCGATAACAAGGTTGCTGCTGAAATTGTGGCTATTGGCTCAAAATCTCCACGTAAAAGTCGTGATTTTGTAGAAAAAGTAAAAGGGGAAATCCCTAAAATTGAAGTAGCCCGTGATATGACTGAGCGCGATACTATCCGTTTGGATAATATCCGTGCAATTTCAAATCGTTATGGGGGTAAAGATTCAAGTGCTTACAAAGAACTTCTAAAATCTATTTATGAAGACCCTATCTTTTGTGTCAATGGGGTAAACGCTCGTTTGGAATTACTCGCTAAACAAGCCGTTTCTAAAGGAGAATATACACTTATGGCAGGTGCTAAAGTAAAATTTGGTGTGGGTACTGAAAACACTGCAAAAGATTGGTTTTTACCAGCCAATGCATCTACATTTGACCCTATCGCTGACTTTAGAAAAGTACAAGAAGAAGCTGTTAAGAAAGGATTCCGTTATGCTTATGCTATTATGGATAGACCTACATTCTTCCAAATGGTAAAATCTACAACCGTAGTGAAATTTACAGCTTCCTTTGCTCAAAACGCACTTAACGTAGCACAAGAGCCTACTTTGGCACAGCTTAATGAGACACTAAGAGCGCACGGACTTCCTGAAGTAATAATTTGGGAAAGCTATGTAAGTGAAGAAGCTAAGTCAGGTGTTAAAACCACTACCAGTGGTTGGGAATTGGGTAACATTCATTTTATTGA